TATCAAAATAACTATTAGCAATACCCATACCAAAACGAGTATTTCGTAAATAATCTAATAATTGATAAACAGGATTATCAGAATATTCCCATGTGCTTGATGTATCTGCTCTATGAGAGCCTGAGCCACCTGTTAATGTTCCATCTAAATTTGGATTATAAATTTTTCTTCCTTTTACTAATGCATGAACTTGAGGCACACCACCAAAAGCATCACTATTCCATTTAAACTTTAAGGATATATAAGCTAAACCTCTTAATCTATGATTGCTAGTCCAAGAAGTTAAACCACCAACTAATGTATCATAAGTTTGATCATCAGCACCATAGTGGGGTCTAACAGTTATTAAACTTTCTGCTGAGGAATCACTATCGTTTGGATCAGCTTTATAAAAATTTCCATCACTACTTCCTACTGTTCTTTCTGTGTTGTCAGCTAAATCGCCTGACCAAGTGACAATATTATCATTAACATAAATACTTGTTATATCGTCTATTTCGCCCTCTCCTAATACTAAAATCATATATAAATATTGATTATCAGTTCCAGATGTTTCCATAAAAACTAAATTACCACCTACTTTTCTTGTGCCATAAATTATTGGTATGCCACTATTTGAAGATTTTTTATTTAGTAAAACACCTTTAGCTGTATTATCTAATTCTCCAAAATCTGGTATTTCTGGAATTGGAACTATCCAAGAGATAATACTATCAACAATATCTACTATGACATCTATTACATCTCCAACTATATCCTCTATAAAATCAGGTACATCACACATTTATTTCATTCTCCAAATTCCACCCATTTGTTCAAATCCAACTCTTTCAAGCAATTTACTTGCAACAAGTTTAGTTGAAATACTTAAATGAATTGCTTTTTTGTTTGCTTGTGTTTTAATTATTTTCATAATGTTATTAAATATTTCTAATGATCTATATTCTGGTAATACATATATAACTTGAACATTTAAAATATTTTCTTTGCTCCATAAATATTCTGTATTATGCATTACTGATACACCTATTAATTTATTTTTATCTAAATTTTTAACCATTAAAATTTTACCTTTTTCTATAAAATAAAATATTCTTGATTTTAATTTATCATTATCTACTTTTGGATAATTTAATTCTTCAACTTCTTTTTCAAAATTTTTTAATATTTCAAAAATTTCATCTGTATCTTTATTTTTTGCTTCGTAAAAATGATAACTAGACATTAACTTTTCCCCCATTTTATATCTAAAATATTTAAGGCGGCAAACTCCATACCTTTGTCGCCACTAAAAAATCTTTGTTGTGAATTATCTGATGTTGTTCTTCCACTTTCTTTATCAAAAGTAGCCCAATGTGAAGTTATATTTAAAACAACATTTGCTGTATCAGTTGTATCAACAATTTTATATTCATCTATCGTTCCATAAAATATTAAAAATGGATCAGATATTAAAGCATTTGAACTGTCTAATAATCCTCTATAAATTTTAACTTCTTTTCCTATAACATTTTCTCCTAAAACTACTGCTGAATATGTTTGATCTACTGCTGATAATTGTATTGCTAAAGAATTTTTTGTAGGTTGATTAGTTTCACTTACATTTGTTATAGATCGTAAATGACCAGAAGCAGTATAAGTGACTGAACTACCAGATACACTTGAAGTTAAAGGAAATCCACAATTCGTTAAATAAATTGGTGTAGCAAAACCTAAATGAACTAAATAAACAGGACTAATATTTCCTGTTGCTAATTCAGTTTTAACATTAGCTGATAAACCCCTTGCCATTATATTGCCTCAATAACATCAAACTCATAATTAAATAAAAGATTACCAGAACTATCTATTGCTCCTGTTTCAAATTCTTGAACATCAGAAGTCATATGAACAGTAAAAGGAACTGAATCATATGTGACTGAACTATCATTTGATAAAGCAGTTGTAAGTGGTGGCTCTATTGTGACAGTACAAGCATTACTACTAGAAGTTGCATCAGCAACAACCATATACACTTTTGAATGTGCAAACTTTAAAAAATCACCAGCTTTTAATCTTCCAGCACCATCACTAGCAAAACCATCAATAGCAATAGTTGTATCAGCCACAGAGTGCGCTCCATTTACTAATAATGTTCCTGATTCATTTCCTAAAGCATTTAGATAACTTGGAAAAGTAACTGTAAAACTTTCTTTTTGTGATCGTTGTTGAATCATAAAAGCCATAGTTGGTGCAAAATCTGCTCTAGTCATAGGTGGATATTTAATTGTAAAAGACCATCTTTGACCTTGAACTTGTCGTCTAAATGTTTTTCCACTATCTGTTTCACTTACTAAAGTCTTTTGATTGCTTTTAATATTAATAGCTGTAAAATCTGTGTTAGGTAATGCACCACTCATATAATTGCCGCCCTTCCTTTTTCATTAACAGCATTATTAATCATATTTACGATTACACCTCTACTATTAACTAATAATTCATTAAACCCTCTAGCATCTACTGTATTAATATTAAAATTAACTGTGACAGGTTTTCCACCACCTAATTGATTATTAGGAATAATAGTACCAGCATTATCTGGCACAAATAATTCTGGACCACTTTCTCCTACTAAACTTGGTCTATTCATAGGAGGTCTTCCGCCTTTTTCAAAACCTTGTATTTTATTGACTAAAGCCATTCCACTTGCAATAGCCCCACCAACAGCAACCATATTCCAAGGCCAAGGTATACTTGTAAATGTTTTTAATGCACCCTCATAAACATACATCATTGCTTTTTTTATTGTATCTGCTTTGAATAAAGCCATTGATTTTTTAACAGCAAATTGAACAGCTTCGCCTATTAATGCTTGAACAATCATACGAGTAACAGTTCTGGCAAAATCTTGAAAATTCATTTTACCTGTCATGACAAAATCGGTCAGCATTTTAGTTAAACTATCAAAAGTTTTAGCACCTATTTTTTCAAATTCTTTAAAAATATCAACATCCATTGCTTCAACAAAACCTTTTTTAAAAGATTTAAAACGACTTTGTGTTTCTTCAGCTTCTTCGTTTATATTTTCTAAACCTATTTGAATTACTTCTAATGGAACATCACGAATTGCAGCTCTTAATTGTTCAATCATATAAGTAATATTTTCAAATTCAACACTACCTTTTTCTGTTTCTTCTCTCATATCTGTAAGTTGATGTATTAAATTTAAAGCCTCGTCTTGTAATTTCATAAAAGGACTTCCAATTTCATGTGTTGCTACTTGTAATACACCTAATGATTCAGATACTATGTCAACTTCTTCAGCAAATTCTTCTAATGTTTTTTTTGCTGTAAATGATTCAAGTAATTTATCTAAATGTCCTGTGTAATCTGCTATTAAAACTGCACCAGCTGCTAATAATCCTGCTAAATTTTTCATTGAAACTTTTGTAAAAGCAATCATTGCCAATCCAGCTCTACGAATTGCTAATGCTAAACCGAGAAATGCTTTTGTCATACCAAAAACAATCATAGCAAAACCAACTTTTTTTATTAATTCAATATTATCATAAACTAATTTAAAACCTTTTGCTGTTGAACTAACTGCATCTGATAAACCTTTTCCTATTGCTGTTGCTAATTCTTGAAACATTTTTTCGTTATCTGCTAAAGCTTTATCTAATGCGCCAAATTCTTTTTTTAGACCTACAAAAAATTCTTCTGCTACTGTTTTTTGGAAATTAAAGTATTTATCTCCAATCATAGATAGAGTTCCCTCTAATGTATTTGCTAAAGATTTAGTTGCACCATCAAATTCTCCTCCAGCACCAAATACTCTTTCTAATGCTTCTGCTGTTTCTTCTATTGATACTTTGGCACCAGCTTTAAAACCAAGCATGGATTTAACACCCCTATCTCTAAATAAATCAGCAGCACCTATACCAGCAGACAATGACCTTTGTATTTGTTCTGCAGTAGTTTTAAAATCAAGTCCTGTCACTGCGGCAACATTACCTGTTAATCGCATATTTTTTGCTAATTCATCTGCATCATCACTTACAACAGCTAATACACCAGCACCTTTTTGTATTTCTCCTAATGAAAAAGGAACTTCGCCAGCAAATTTTGCCATTTCATCAAATGCTTTTGCTCCTTCTTCAACACTACCAAATAAAAATTTTAAACGAACTTGTAAGGATTCAACTTGTTTTCCAACATCAATGAATGATTTAACAACTAATCCAGCACCTAGACCTACCAAAGCATTTTTTAAATTAAATACTGATTGTTTAACTCCATTAAGATTGCCTTGAACTCTGTTAAGTGCCTGTCTAGACTTATCCTTAGCAACGATATCAATATTTACTTTTTTTGTAGCCATTATCTTCTTTTCATTTGAGCAATTCTTTGTTGCCTTTCTTGTTCTTCTCTTTTAAGTTCAAAATAAGCAATCCACATATTAAACTCTGTGACTGACATTTGCAAGATTTCACTTGCTGTCTTATGTAAGACTTCAGCCAAAGAAAATATATTATGAACTTCTACTGTATTTTTTATTTTTTTTTAAGTGATTGTAGGTCTTGATTTTCGGATGCCATAATTTCTGAAGCAACTTTTGCAATAACATCTGTATCTGCTTTTAATTTAAAAGGCATTTTATGTTCTAATGTGAACATTTTATCGCCATCTTTAGTTAATGATTTAGTAATAATAACATCAATAAGAACATTAAGATCGCTTTCGTTAGCACCTTTAAAAAGTTTTGCCTTTTCTTGCATATTAAATGGCTTACTATAAATAGCTTTATCGCCTGTTAGTCCCCATTCAGGAACTTCTATAATTTTAGTTTCAAGAGCTTCAAAGTGTCCTTTGACTCCCTCAAAAAAGTCTATTTTTTCAGCCATTCAATTATACTGTAGTTCTAGTTAAAACTCCTGTGCCTTGTGCTGTGAAAGATGATTTAATTGTATCATCTAATGTTACAGCATGTGATTCACCTGTCACTAAAGCAGTTCCATGCCAATAATAATCGCCTGAATCTGATCCTTCTGGATATAGTTTCAAAGCAACTGAACTACCAACTGTTAATGCTTGTTGTCCAGTTGAATCTGTTTCGTCAAAATGACATTCAACACTTGCAGACCAACTTGTTCTACCAGCCAAATATTGTCTAGCTGTTGATCCTAAATTTGAATTCTCAATTACATCGCCTGTAGTGTCAAGTGAAAATCCTGAAACACTACCGACAGCATTTGAGCCTAGTTTCACTGTACCACTTTGTCCTGTGTGATTACCCATGTCTTACTCCTCTGTTTTTGGTTTTGGTTTAGTTTCTGGTTTCGGTTGAGGCATTGGTTTGCCTTTCACTTTCCACCCTTGCTTAACAAGGTCTTCAACTTCATAAGAATAAACTTCTCTTTCAGTTCCACCATTTGCTGACACTAAAACAACTCTATTTATACTCATAATTTACTCCCTTGTTATTCTTTAACTAACCTTTTTTTTAAAGTTAGTCAAAATATATTTTATCAATTATGCTGTTCCTCTAACAAATTGATATAAAACTCTTACCACAATTCTAACTCCACCATAAGGAAATAATACTCCTTCATCAGTATTTGCTTCAACTATTTCTGTATTTAAAGCATTTCCATTTCTAGTAATATCATTATCAAGTGTTTCTTCTACAACTTCAATTAATTGGTTTCTTAATGTGTCAATATTGCTTGTCGTTCCTTTAACAAAACCAACGACAACAAAATCTATTGTTCCTTGCCTTTTTCCTGTTCCAACTGCACCCATAGTGCTTGGCTCTCTAGTTTCATCACCACTTTGAACATAACAAGCTGGGAATTGTGCATTACTTAATTCATCTGGTTCAAATGGCTCTCTAGTTATTTTTTTAAATTCAATAGGACTAGAAACTGCATCTAATTTAGTAATTATATCACTAGCTATATCTTCTCTTTCACTCATCTTATTCCTGTCAATCTAAATAAATGTTGTGCAAATCGTTTTTGTATCTGAATTTCATCTTTTCGTCCAATACTAAAAAATGGTCTTACTACTTTCTTTTTACCAGCACCAAAAAAATCATGATATGCTGCTTTTCTATTTTCTGATTGTCGTCTAAAAAATAAAGTAGATTTTTTTCTATCAGCTTTCCAAGTTAATGAACGAAACATTTGTCCTGTATCAGTTAAATCTACAAAAGAAACTTGTCGCCCTTTTTCTTGTCTAGATTTTTTTGTTGATTGCGCATAAGGTTTTAATCTACCACCATCTGGCAATTCTCCTTTTTGAGTTTTTTCTGTTATTTGTTTAACACCATAAGCAGATACTCTATTTAATGATTCTTCTATAGCTCTTGGTACTTTATTTTCTATTGATTTTAAAAATTTAACAACTTCTATTGTGTTAGCTTTAATCTTAACATCTGCTACCATTATCTAACAAGGCGACCTGTATGTAGTGTTTCTTTTTCACTATCTGAAACTGTTCCTCCCCCATCTTCATCATATTCAACACCATCTTTTAAAACCTGTGAAAATTCTTCATTGTATCTATCTCTATAAAATTCTATTTGAACTTGAAAAGCATCTTTACCCTCGCCTGTATTTCCATCTCGCCATTTAGTTAATTGAGGATAAACATATTTCCATAAAGCCAAATAAACAACAGAATAAATCCATTGACTATCAGTAAGTTTAGTATCTGTCATTTCAACAGATGTGACTTTAGTAATATCTTTATATCTTACTTGGTGTCTATATCTTTCCCACCATTCAGCTCTTATTTGTCTTAGCACATCATTTTCAGCTAATTGTAATTGATCGCCAAAATCAGTAATACCAAAACCTAGAATATCTGGTTGTATTTTTTGCAAATGACTATTTGCTACTGAGAATTGAGAAGTAGCCATTATTTTTTACTTTTCTTTTTAGGTTTATCTTCTACTAGACTCCAACCTCTAAATTCCCAAACTTTTTGATTTTTTTCC